ACGGATTCTTTTGGGGCAGCATCATCAACATCCTCATCTTCAGGTTCGATGCGGAACTGCTGAAACTTCGTATCGAACGCCTCGGACACATCGAGGGTTTCGCCCACGCCACGGCGGGCCAGAAAGATCAGCCCCGACATTGCCCGCAGGAAGTCCTCATCACCCAACAGCTCGAGCGGGTCGAAGTTAGGTTCGTCAGTCATCCGCTGACCTACAGCGGTGAAGGTGTCCTGAATGAACTTGACCGTCACCCCCAGGAAGTCAGACGTTTTCGTTTTCAGCTTCAACGTCAACAGATCCCCGAGTGCCGCGTTCTGCAATGAAGCAGTCACGTCATAGACGACATCGTTCACAATGAGTTTCAAAACTTGGCCCCAATCGCCTTGTTAGCGTCATCGATGATCGCTTCAAGTCGCTGCATCATCTTTGTTGTGTTGTCCTTCGTGAGGACGGCCCCGAAGTAGGGGCGACCCTGCTGGGTGACCGTCACCTTCCGCCCGAACACTGGGTGGCGGAATGGGGCTTTCTGGTTGTACCCAAAAATGAAGTTGCCCAGTTTCCCCGGAGACGTTTTGAACCTGATACCGGCAGACCGCGCGGTGAAGTTCACTTCGAACTTCGTTTGCCGGGCAATCGCCTCACGTGATCCGCGAGTCAGGTCAGGAACATCATTTGGTGGCGGCTCGAGAACAGTCCGCTTGATTTCCTTGAGACTGTCGTCACCCACCTCCCGCATGTTCCTACGGAGGGACCGTGCTAGGGCTGGTTCGAACTGCCGCAACCTAGCGAATTCGGCATTCCATTGTTTGGTGTCAATGGTGACCTGAACCACTTAGATAGCCGTCTCCGCAGTCACAATCGCCACATAGAACGGGTGAGTAGCCGAACGCCCATCCAGCACCGTAAACGGAACCGTCTGCGTTACCACATCACCACCGTTCACCTTCGGCAGTTCACCATCCAACCGAAGCACCGGAATGGTGATCTGGAACGTCGGATAGTTGGCACCCGAAATTGCGGTGGCCGTGTTCTGGAACGTGATCACCAAACCAAGATCAGTTCCGGCAATCCACGCATCCCGCAGAGTGTTCGAGTCGTATTCGACCGTGAGCGAACCGGTGATCTTCCGCTTACCCAAAGCGGGCTTACGGGACCGCTTACCCAACCCACCGAAGTTGAACCCGTTCGGGTCCAGCGCGTTGTCATAGGTGAGCGAGAAGTCCCGAATGTTCGCAGATGCCGAACCGCTCGAGGAACCCAACGCCGTCGTGGTCGGCACTGTGATAGTGCCACCAACCGTCAGCGACCCGTGAATGAACGACATTTCCGTAACCGACGACGGGTACGAAGCGGTAGCCAACGAAGTCGCAGTCGCCAGGTTGCGGCCCATCCAATTGAACTTCAGCGTAGGAATACCAGCATTCACGCCGGCGAGCTCGAACCCGGCACACACCATCCCATCAAGAGTCATCGGGAACGTTGACGCACCACCCAGCGGGGGCACACCCTTCTGGATGGTGTAGGAGTCCAGATAGTCCGTCGCAGTTGGGGTGAACAACTGCTGGTAGGAGGAACCGGCAATCAGAGTAGAAGTACCCGTACCACCCAGCGCCGCCTCAATGAGTTTGCCGTGACCCTTCGACTGCAACTCAACAGTGAACGACCCGGACGCTTCCTCCTTGACCTTCACACGACGGTCAGAGTAATCCAGTCGCTGCCCCACCCGCATTCCGGCACCCTGAGCAAACGTGATTGCATAGTCAAGATCCTCAGCAATGAACTCCACAAACGAATCCACTGTGACCGGTGTACCGTACGCAGACTCCTTCTTGTAGCCGATCTGTGCATCAAGTTGTGTAGTCATCAGTCATCACCCTTCTTCGCCGTGACCGGCTCCCAAACGTCCGACTGTTCAGCGAACGACTCCGTAAGATCGGCAGGCACCTCGAAGGTTTCCCCCGCCTTCACAACCCGCCCCAGAACGGGAACCTCGAGATCCCCCAACGGGGACACATTCTTGAACTTCATCTCAACTCCTGATCCGTGCGTGCGCTGTGAAAGTGGCTTGCGCCTCAACCAACCGACCCCCCGCAACCAGCTCGGGCGGGGTGCCAGCAATTTGAAGATTCGTGAGGAAACATTCGCGGACAGTGCCGCCAATAGTTGTGTCCGTGACGCGGGCATACTGTTCAAGTTCGGCAATCAACGCCACAGCCCGATCCCACGCCACCTTCTCCTGAGCAGACTCACCAGCCCGGTAAGAGGAAGCAGTAACAACCAACGTCAACACTTCTTCACGAGAACGTTGGGTGCCGAACGTTGCCGAATCCTGCTCGGCAGTCACATCCAGAAACCCCACAATGTCGTCCTGCTGATTCGGGCCAGGGATACCGAACTGAACTTGCACCGGATCACCAGCCCAGTTAGAAACCGCCCATGCGTAGAACGCATCCTTGAACGCTGCCGCCACCGATGTGGTACTCATGCGAACCCGGCAACTCTCTGCGTGTCACCCATCAGCTCCATAAGGCGACGGGTGGGAACGCCGAACGCTACAGCCGGGTTATCGGTTGGTTCCCCATACGCGGGACGGTTACCCTGCCGACCGTTCTGCCACCAGTGACGCACCAGCTCGCGGGCCATCATCTGCGCATTCTTCGGAATCGTTGCCGACCCAACCGACACCGTGACCGATACATTCAGCACACCAGGCGCGAACTCCTCCGGTGCCGACGACGAACCAGCATGAATCAACCCAGCATCCGCATCAATGAAATAGGTGCTGTACGCAGTGCCATCCACCGTCAACGCCGAAACCGAAGTGAACCGGTCCGGGAGCACAAGGGTGGGTACACCACCATCAAACTTGTACGTCACCGACGAACGCAGAATCAGCGGCCCAGTCAACGCCTCAATGGGCGCAGTTGCTGCCTCCACATAGAACTCAATGACCGAATCCGAAGTGGTGCCCGTTGACGGTTCGGCATCCCCGTAGATCGCGGAACGCGCCTGCGCAAGCGTAATCAACCCGTCCGTGATCGCCATGACTTACAGCCCCGTGGATTCCTTGGTGAGGGTCCGCTTCTCCGGGGCCGGAGCAACAGCCTTCTCCGGGGTCGGCTTCGAGGCACGCTCAACAGCCTTCGCCAAACCGAGCCGGATAAGGTCATCAGCCTCAATATCGGACACGGTGAGCAGCTCGCCGGGGGCGGGCCAATCTTCACCATCGCGGGTGCCGCTGATGCGGACACTGATCTGAACCTGAGCCATGTTTCCTCCAATGCAAAAGGGCACCGACCGAAGCCGATGCCCTTGCGTGTTCTTCTATTCGATTAGGGTTCGTAAGTTCTGAGATAGGCAATCGCTAATTCCAGGAGGTCGGGACGATCCCGGAAGGCACCGATGCCGCGGTTGCAGTGATTGCAGAGAAGGCCACGAACCTGACCGGTCGTGTGGTTGTGATCGACATGAAGTTTCGATGCAGCGCGCACACCGTCAGGCTTGGGTGGTTCACCGCAGATCCGACATACGCCACCCTGAGCGTCGAGTATTGCCGCGTAGTCAACGACAGTGAGCCCGTACTTCTTGAGCGCATAGGAACGATTCTGTGCCGCCGTTGTGACGCGATTACGGCGCAACTCCTGTTTATGCAACCTGCGCGCCTCGGCGGCAGCAGGGGCGCATTTCTCGCAGAAGTAGAAACGGCCACCCTTGACCGAGTTCTTGCCAATGTGCTTCTCGCCGCAGGTGCGGCAAGTGAACTCGACATCGAACATGCGTAGCTCGGCGGGGACAGCGCCGAGCGCGTCGCGGCACTTCCTAGAACATGCCCGCTGGGTTTCCCTGTAGGGAACGAAGGTGTCCCCGCAGGTGGGGCAGTTGCGCGGTTCCAACCCTCGCGCTGGGCTTCTCCGAATAGTTTGCATTTCGTCCCGCTTCACTTGGGGGGCAGGTTTTGCCCACCCCCCAAGCTTAGCAGACTGGAACCGCTTAGGTTACGCCGCGTTCCCGATGAAGTGCTTAACACTTCCGGTCTGGTCCACGAGGATTCCGTCTCCGCGGACGATGCAACGGAACGTCACAAGGTCAGACTGGAAAGCGAAGTCATCGGAACGCTCGAACCGGATACCACCAGCAAGTCGGACGTAGTACGCCGACAGGTCACCGAACGCCAGCGACTTAGCCGACAGTGCCACAGCTGCCACGTTCGGGTCAGTGACAACCGGCTTGCCGAGGATCGTGTCACCGGCACCAGCAAGGCCAGGAGCCCACAGGTACTGGTTGGTGGTGTCCTTCAGCTTGCGTGCGGTGGCGAGGGTGGAGTCCTTCGCCAACCATGCTGCCGAACGGCTGTTGCGGTACGGGGCAATGACCGAGTAGTACAGGTCAATGAGGTTGTCCGCCGAGAACGCACCAGACACGGAGGCAGAACCCGTCACACCAAGGGTGGTCGAGGTCATGATTCCGGTGGGCTGCGAGGAACCCGTACCCGTGATCAGGTGGGTGCCGAGCGCGTTACCGACAGCACGACCAGCCTGCATAGCAAGGTAACCCTCAAGGTCAACCCCGGTGTCCTTCACAAGCTCGTTAGCCACCTGAATGGACAGCGCGTACTTGTAGGCACCCAGTGAACGCTTAGCGAACGCCGGGTCAGACTCGGTGAGAGTACCACCCTCAGCGATCAGCGCACCCGAGGAGTGCGCCGTGGTCGTCGGAATCTCAAGCGTCTCACCCGAGTCAGTGCGAATCACCGTCGCATAGTTGACGATGTTCGCAGTCTCAATGAGGTGCGCCCAAAGCTGACCATAGAACGAGGTCGGGACGGTGTTACCACCAGCGGTCGCGGAACCCTTGGTAAGGTCACGCTGTTCCTCAGCGGTCGGGCGGGCAACAAACTCGCGCGTCTCGCCCTTCAGGAACGAACGCAGCTCATCCTTGCCCTCAACCTTGCCGGTGCGCTCCTGACGCTGCGAAGCAAGCGCACGAAGCGACTCCTCAGCAGCCTTAGCCGATGCAGCATCCTCAGTGAGCTTGTCAGCCTGCGTGCGGAGAGTCGCAAGATCCTCCGTCATGCGAGCGTAGGACTGCTCCTCCTCCGCCGAAAGCTCACGCTTCTCAGCAGCCGCCGTGTCAAGGAGAGCCTTAGCGCCCTCCCAAATGTTTGCCCGCTTCTC